AACTGGTGCTGACGGTGCCGATGGCGCAATCCGCATCATTTGGGGCGAAGGTCGCGCCTTCCCTTCTACTAACACTGCAGACGCTTGACCATGACTGTACGCGCTAAAATTCAAGAATTCAGGGATCAGGGTTGCTAGATGGAAAAACACCTATCGGCTATCGGAGCCACAATTGCACTGCTCACTGCAGTTGTCGGTGGAACCATTGCAATTGAAAATCGCTACGCAAAAAGCGCAGAAGTGAAAACGCAACTGGATGAGTATTACGCTAAGCAGCTCAAGCTGCGGATTCTTGAGATCGACCTAAAGGCTGATCCAACCCCTGCAGATCGTGCGCTGCGGCAGTATCTTTTGCAAGAACTGAACAAGGACAATGGCGGTTCGCGCTAAGACCGGCACTGGGCGCGTCGAGCATCAGGCTGGCAAGCCAAAAACTACACGGAATGGCTACGGCCAAAACTCTCGTCCCCGGCGAAGAGGAAAAAAACCTCTTCGGGGTCAAGGTCGCTAGGCTAGTCAGGTAGCCATTGCTGCCATGATTGAGGTCATAGCCGCAGTGGCCGGCGCTTCCATTTCTGTCGCGGCTATGGGTGCGATGGGATTTAGTCGTAAATCGGACGAAGCTCGTGATGCGGTTATTCGCCTCACGAGTGCCGTCGAGCATATTGCAACACAATTAGACGTATTGCATACAGATATTAAAGAAGACAGGAAGGAGTTTTTCTCTCGCCTTAATACCGTTGAGCAAAGGGTCTCTAAGCTGGAAGTACGTCCGCCCTCCTGTTAGTTTCGTGGCGTCCCCCTTTTAGTTAAAGCCTTTTTAATCGGCCAATTGTATTTTTCTATTCTTCTAGCCACGGTCCCATTGTGAAGGCCAAGCCGCCTATCCCACTCAGCGGCGCACAAAGTTAAATCATTTAAGGTGTAAAGCCTGTTGTTTTGCTTGTTTTGAGCTTGCTGCACTGGGGTAGCCCACCTTACGTTTCCCGGCTCGTAATGACCGTCATTGTCAATACGGTCAAGGCTTGTCCCCTCAGGGCGTGGACCAAGGCAATCAAAAAATTGCTCAAAAGAAGAAAATAAAAACTTTGTACCTCTTTCTTTGTAATTTATTTTATTGGTCAGATGGTAGGGATTGGCGCAGCGTCTTTTTGCGTCATGATAAGTCATGTACTCCGCTGGGTACATTGCATGAAAACCGCGCATCGCTTCATTTGCACAGCCTCGGGAGCAGTATTTACCTTTACCTTGCTTTAGGCGCCATAAAGGCGTTTCAAAGCTGGCAGCACAATGCTGGCACACTACAGTGGGCATGAAGACCTCCGTACAGGTTTTCCATGGCAGGGTGTTAGCGCACGCCTGCCTTTCAACAATCTTAACAAGCCATGGACTTTTTGAACCATCCGGCAACGTGGATCGTCTTAGCTGCAGCGTCTGAACTGATCGCTCTGTCCCCCCTGAAGGACAACAGCATTATCCAGTTGGTCTTTCACGCTCTTCGTGCTGTTAAGGGAAAAAAGCCCTGATCAGCTTCGGTAAGCCTGGCTGGCAGCGTCGGCTAGAGCAGGCCATCAGGCAGTGGTGGTTTGAGCTGACTCTACCGGCCAGGCTGGACAAGGCTGAAGCGGATTGGCGCGCAGCGCAGCCCACTGAGCCAGAACCCACCATCATCCATCACGAGATCGACGACGAGCTGCAGACCGGTGATAGCCGCCTCCTTGGTGGCGCAATGAGTATTCACGCCCCTTGGACTGATGACGCAAAACAAAATCCGCTTACTTGATCTCTTTAAGTATTACAAGCAATTGCCGCATCAAATGTCGGCGTTGACGGAACTTGAGGAAGTGATTAATAAGGTAAATCCTCACATTCTTGGCCGTGATCAGAGCTGGTTTAAGACTTGGAGTCAAAGTGGAAGGCAAAGTAATTATGACGCGGCTATAAAACTGATTAAAGAGTTTGAAGGTTGTCATCTCGGCGCATATCCAGATTCATTGCACGGTTGGGATGTGGCGACCATCGGGTACGGTACAACTCGCTATTCGGGCGGGCGCAAAGTGCAGCGCGGCGATAAAATTACAGTCATTGACGCCAATCAGCTACTAGGTATCGAAGTCGAGAGAATTGCAGAAAAGCTGCGTGCGTCTGTTCCTTTTTGGAATGCAATGGGCGCAAATCAGCAAGGCGCACTCATCAGTTTCGCTTACAACTTGGGCGCTGGATTCTATGGAAGCGCCGGTTTTGAAACGATCAGCAAGCGCCTGCGCGAGAAGGACTGGGCGCAAGTGCCTGCGGCGATGGAGCTTTACCGCAACCCTGGCACCAACGCTGAGGCAGGTCTTCTAAGGCGTCGCAAAGCCGAGGGAGCGCTATGGAGCCGAGGCTTGGCACAAGAGGAGCCAGAGCCAGCAAAATTGCGCCCGAGTAGTCCGTTCACGTCGCAGATCACTCCTCACATCAAGCTTGGCGAATTTGCCCTGAACAGAGAGGAGAGAAGATTTCAGTATCAATATCAACTTGATACAGCAGCAGAGCTTGCAGCTTTTCTTGAACGCGCACGCACTGCATTTGGTGGAAAGCCAGTTGTGATCACCAGCGGATTTAGACCGCCTGCCGTCAATAAGTCCGTTGGAGGCGCTTCTGCGTCAGAGCATCTTTACGATTTTCCTGGTGTTGGCGCTGTCGATTGGTATATCGAAGGTGTTGATATTTACAAGTTGCAGGAATGGTGTATTGCTAATTGGCCATATAGCACTGGGCGGGGGGCGCCAAAAGGATTTATCCACACAGGAATCAGAAAAAATCGCCCGAAAATCGTTTGGGACTATTGAGCTAGACGCTTAACTTCTTTTTAACTTGCAGCAGCATTGCGCATCTATTGATTCCAGCTTGCTCCATTTTTTGCAATCTACCGCGTGAAAGCCCAGTTGCATCGCATATGTCTTTCCATGGCGTAGGAGGCGCCTTGGCGCGTTCAAGCACTACCATTTTTGTTATTTCATCAAGATATTCATCTATAGCTTTATAAACATCTTCAATGTTTGACTGCATAGCCGCATCTTCGATTGTGTTTGAATTTTTTTGATCCGCAATAATTTCTACAAGCGTTGATCCATCTTCTGAGTCATTGCACGATTTGTCCAAGCTAGATAAAGCGCGAGGTGCGTTCATTACTATTCGTATTTCATCTACCGTTAATTCTGTTTCTTCCGCTATTTCGCAAATCGTTGGCTCTCTGCCAAAGTGCTGACTTAGTTGCTCTATTGCTTTTTTTATCTTAAAAGTGGCATCATGTATTCCTATCGGAAGGCGTATGGTTAAATCGGAAAACTGCATTGATCGCTGTATCGCCTGCCTGATCCACCAGTAGGCGTAAGTGCTCATTGCATAGCCGCGAGTTGGGTCAAACTTTTCAACCGCTCTTGCAAGCCCAATATTACCTTCTTGAACTAAGTCCATTAAATCAAGACTGTGACAGCGATTTGTGTACTTTCTTGCAATATTGACAACTAATCGAAGATTGCACTTAATAAATTTCTCTCTCGCTCTTATTCCAATTTTTTCAATTTTTTTCTCCTCTTCCGTATATATTGACTTATCTTTGTCACGTATTAACATCCAAGCCTGCACCTGCGTGCCCAGCATCACCTCCTGCGCCTTTGTGAGCAGGGGGTAGCGCCCTATCTCATTGAGGTAGCTTTTGATCGCATCGCTGGCCATCGTTACTTGAAATACCTTGTGAAACCTGCAGGTAGTGGAGCTTCCATTGTGCCTGCCACTCCTGTGCATGATCCCATACCATCCCAATTCCGTAAACACGCCATTTCCAATTGTTTTCTTTGCATGGCGCCTGCAGCCAAGGCTTGTTACCCTCAGTCATAATGATCCCTTTAATAATGATGACACCTCCAACCTATCGTCCCGAAGATCAGTTCCAAGAGCGATTGAATTCAGAGCGCCTTAAGGAATTATTTGGGGCAAGTGATTACCAAGGATTACTGGACTTTGCATTGCTTTTGAATCATCAAGCTTCTTTCAATAACAGCAGGGCTGTATGGGCCATAGGGGAGGCGATGAAAAACATGAGCGCAGAATTTTCGCTTGATAAATATCAAAAAATGATTGACGATCTCGCCTAGTTAAACCCAAATACTTTGGCGCACTGTTTCACTGTTATTGTAGTTTCCTTTGACTGCGTAGCTAACAGTTGGCGCGTCTGACATGCGCTGAAAAACGACCTGTCCAATTAGAAGACCTGGGTAAAGAGGAATCGGGTGGATCTGCCTGATGTTGTGCAGTTCAAGAGTTAGGCGGCTTCCATGAAAGCCGGGGTCGATGTATGCACTCAGCGCATGAGAGTAGCCTTCGCGCCCCCTGCTGGACTTCAGGGCAAAGTGTCCGGCTACATCCTCGGGCATATTGAAAATCTCCTCTGTGCAGGCAAGGCAGAACTGCCCGGCACGCAGAAGCCAAGGATTCTCTTTTGTAAATCCAGAAATCGGCGTCAAAATCAGTTGATCAGTAGCGACTGATTCGATCATGATTTGATCGCTTAGTCGCACGTCATAGCTAGCTGGATTGAGCTGTTCAGGCGTGTATGGCAGCATCATTGCCTGTTCTTTGCACAGGCTTTCGATTTCGTGATCACAGAGAATGCTCATGACTCAAAAGCTGCCTGTCCGATTAGTGGAAACTGTTCAATAAAAATCCTTTTGCATTCTTCTGCGATTTGCTGATGCTCTAACTGCGTACCATTTGCGCGACGCAGTTCGATGTAATGCACCCACGAACGCAGCGTTCCGTGCATATAAAGAGTCGTCGGCGTACAAAGTGGCAATATCCTGCGAGCCGTTTCTTTTGCTACGCCACTTTTCAGCATTTGGTCGTATGTGTCAAATGCACTTCCAATAACTCTTGCGGCGGCGTACTCAAGATCTCGCTTCTCCTGATCAGAGAATGTGTCATGGCTGCTTTGCCGATTTTTATCATCTTGCCTTCTGAAGCTTGGAGCTGCTGCGATTGCAGTTTGCGCATAACGGGTGGAAAATTCTTGAAAGCTAAAACTTCTGTGACGCAGTATCTGAGCTGCAATATCGCGCTCAGTGTTAATTTTTACGCACATCGAACACAATTCGAGTGGCGACCAATGCTTATGGCTAATTAAATATCTGATCAGCTTGGGGCCTGTCTCCCAATTGTCTTCGTTGGCCGGATTGCTAACCCTAGCCATCTTCACAATTAAGCGTTCAGCATCTGGCGTGCAGTGAACAAACTCAACCTTCACCTTTCGCCTCCTTTGCCTTCAGGAGCACGAACTGAGCAAACGCAACATGCGATGCAACGGATTGCTTATTTGCGGGCGCATTAGGGTAAGAACCTTCCCAGTATTCGCGGAATAGTTCCTCAAGATCAAGTTCAAACATTTCCCTGCTCCTTGTTCATGTACTTGTCAGCCAGCCCAGTGTAGAGAGCGTACATGGGGTGACTTCTATCGTTGCGCCCGTCTTGTTTGTACCAAGACTCCAGGCGATCTTGTCGCCTTTGTTCTTCAAAGGGATTGACCATCGTGTTGGGAGCGGTGTTTGTTAATCCAGTGAGCAGCTTGAGCGCACCGCCACCCATAGCAAGCAGCGGCGCGGACAAGAGCCCTCAGGTTGTGCGTCAGCGACGCCTCTGAGTTCCAGACGGCTTCAATGATGGCATCGGCCTCAGCGTCTGTCATCAGGGTTGAGCAGGACCGCTTGACCGTAATAGGGCGCAAAGGAGCTGTTGATCAATTGATGCCTAGCTTCAAACTCAGAGAGGGCGGTGAAAGTCTCAATTGCGTTCAGGAGCGGGAAGTGAAAAAAGAATTTTCGCTCGCTCAGTCGCTTTGTCTTCAAGGATGTAGCTGATTTGTTCATGGAAAATGACGGCGATGACTGAAGAGGCAATTAAAAAACAAGCTATTCCAGTGATTTTGTCACGCATTTTCAACAATGCTTAGTAGATTTGGGGGTTGGTAGTTCGGGCCTTTCATGATTTTTCCTGCCTCATTTCTGATTGGGGCGCCCGTGTCATCGAGCTTGCTCATGTTGCTGTCAAAGATGCGTTGCATCGCTTCATCAAGATCCCAGCCCATGTTTTCTGCCGCCTGATAGCAAACAAAAACAAGGTCGGCCAGCTCTTTTAGGAGGTCGGCGTGAGTGGAAATGTCATTCTGCTTGAAAGCGTCAAATGCCTCAATAACTTCTGTGTACTCTTCAATGATCAGCTTGATCTGAAGATTGTATTGAAGATTTCCTCTTTGATTGTCGCTTTTGACTTGGAATGCTTTTCTCCAGAGCTGCGCTTGTTCCTGCAGTTGTCCCATGTTGATAAAGAAAGAAAAAGCCCTGCCGAAGCAGGGCGTGAACGATGAGAGACGAATCAGAGATCCAGATCGTCGTCGCCTTCGGCTTCAGCGGCTTCAGCGCCGTCCAGGGGGGTCAGGACGATCTTCCCCTCCTCGGCGGTGACTTGCACCTTGCTACCAGGCTCAAAGCCAGCGATAGCGCTGTGACGAGCACCCACCACGCAATTGCCGGTCTTACCCACAGTCACGATAGGAGCGCGGCCCTTGCGGGAGCTGTAGGCGCGACGAGCAGAGGGAATCACGATGCCGGTAGAGGCTTCAGTGACGGCCTTGAAGAACTCGTTTTTATGGATGCGAGTTTGAGTTTCGCCGGTTTCTGCGTCGGTGATTTTGGTGTAGTAGCCAGCCCCAAAAGCAAGCTCGTCACCAGCAACGCCTTGATTAGCTTGCACGTAGTCAAGCAGTTCCTGACCTACTTTGCGCTCGCCGCCAACTTTGACTTTGGTGGACTTGGCTTCAGCGGTTTCAGGAGCAATGGCTGTAGCAGACATTTCAGAATCAGTTTCAATGGGATCAAGGACCGCAGTATCTGAGTCCTGTTTTTTGCGTGCCATGACGGCTCGTGTGGTTGACTTGTGCAAGTTAGCACGTTGAGCGCTTTCTTGCAAGAGTCTCGTTACGGCTTGAGTGCAAGCATCATTGCCGTAGCGGCTTCTTGATCAAGTCGTGACACCTTGACGTGAACGCCAGGGCCGTCAGCCGGATCACAAAACAGCTTCATGGAAGAAGCTGCAACGATCAAAGCGTCGTCATCGTAACATATTTTTGTCAACGCATCACCGCAGGCCCTGAGCAGCTTGTCTGCGTCGCCCTTCTTTGTATGAAACAGCGGGGCGCTCTCTTTAAGTAAACCCTTGCTGTCAAAATGAATCTTTGGGCGAGGCATATAAAATAACACTGACAATACAAATAAGCCCTGCGTTTCCCAGTCGCGTGGACGCATCAGTGTCGCCATGCGCCCCACGGAGGCCCTCCAGGCGTAGAGCCCCTTGGACTGCTCAGTCATGGCCACAGCAACGCGCTGGCGGCCTTCTCGGTCGGTGTAGACGCGCCCAAAAGCGCTCTTGGAGCCCTGTGTTTCAGGTTTGCCGGCGACAAAGAAGGAATAGGACTGAGCTGAGCACTGCTCAAGCGTCGTCAACAAGTTTGCCGTCATCAATCCCCTTGTCACGCTTGTAAATTTCTATAAGTTTAGCGATCAAAATACGTCGATTCAGCTTGCTGAGCTTGACACTTAACTTTTCCGCCAGCTCTTCTGTCTGTCTTGCCGTTGGATTGTTGTAAAGAGAAAGTGGGCGAACTGTGCGTTTGCGCTCCCAGATCGTGAGGTCTTCTGCACAATCAAAAATATCCTTATATTTCTTTCCTGCGCCAACTTCTTGCAGAAGCTGCGGGTATTGATTGTAGATTCTTTCAAGTATTTGCAATCTTCTGTATCTGTCTGGATTCTTTTTTCTGTATCGTTTTTGAATATAGTATTTGATGCGCATGTATTCAAAGAACTCTTGCGGAAAATCAAATCCATCGTGCTGCTCTCCCAGCCATTTTGCAAATCTTGACGCATACTGCGCCTGCGTCTTGTCTTTGATTGCAGCTTTTGCGCAGTTTGCAAGAAAAGTCGCAAGAGTCGCTTTCTTGATTCCTAATCCATGATGAAAGTTAAAGATAAAATCCTTAACTCCGTGCATCTTTATGTCTCTGTTGTCAAATGTCCTATATCCTAGGTAAACTTTATTGTCGATAATCTTCCACATTGCCGCAAAAAACAATTCTCCGTCGCCTCCATTGATTACAGCGCCGAGGTGCAAACGCGCATCTGCAACAAGACGAGCGCCGTAAAAAATATCACCGCGATCTTTCAGCATGTCATCAAAGCATCAAGTTTTGCGCGAAATTCCTGAATCGTGCCTATGTTTTTAATCACACGATCAAAGCCATCCCAGTCATCAAGCCCGCCTTCTGATACGTGCGTTTCTTTGTTGACAACTGACGGTCGAATAATTTTCCACATCTCGCCCCCCATGTTTTTAACCATTTCTGCTTCGTTGAGAAAACGGACATCATCAATAACAACGCCATAGTCCCTTTCTTTCTCAATGCGATACTTCATGCAATCAAGCCAGATATTTTGATTGATGCAATCTCGCCCCCACTGCGTACCAAGCGTTTGCAGAACGTGTCTAGGCGTTGTGCTTATCTCAGGAACAAATCTTTCTTTATGAACCCATACTAAGGCGACTGCTTCATCTTTTTTGTATCCAAGCGAAACGAAGAATTCTACGCCCATTCGCTTGATTGGCTCAGCGAAACTCACCATGCGATGACTTGTTCGTGCAAGAACATTTGCAGCGAGAGATTTGCCTGACTGAGGGGCGGGGCTGTAAAGTCCGATGAGCTTGTTCATTGCAATTTATTGTCACTATTCAATGATACAAGAAAACCCCCGAAGGGGCTTTCAAGTCTTGGGCTTACGAGCTATTCACCTTGACAAGGCCCAGAACCCACATGCGAGAGGTGGTACCGCCTTGCTCCCTGATGAGACCCCTTGACGTTGTGTGCGCTGGTGCCTTACAGACCTACCGCTTGGCCCGAGCAGTAGAAGCATTAGCGCGGGGAGGTGAATCAGTCCTGTTTCAGTTCGGGAAGACCGTGCCCTGCCAAGAGGTCAGAAAGGCATTTCATCTGCAGCGGGAGCTTGAGAGCGAGATGGCATTTCCTGCCCTTGACGTTCGGGGATAGTGAAATCAGTTGCATCCATGTAAACGGCAACGTATTCGGTGCCATCTTTCTTTTTCTTTTGAGCAATGTTTTTCACACTGCCCACAAGAGTTACCTGGCGCCCGTCTTCCATGAATTTAACGGCAGTATCAATCTTTTTGCCGTAAAAAGTGGCGTTGACGAAGTGGGTTTGCTTTCCGTTGGTGGTTTTAGAGCGGATGCCGACAGTGGCAGTTTTGCCATAGTCGCCATCTTTAACTTGAACTTCGCCGGTCACATAACCGCTAGCGACGAGAGTGAGCATCAGAGTTCAGGCTCTATGAGCCTTGGGAATTGGGTGTTTTCGAGTGAGCAGTAAGCTTTGTAACGCTCGATAAATTCTTGCGCACGAGCTTTCAGCTCTTGCTTATTCAGGACATGAACATGAGGTTCACGCCAGTCGTAGCAAACACAGATTACACCCTGAGTTATCTCATTGTCAAGCTCGCCTCGTTTT